AGATGGTCACAACCAACTAGAAAGGCAAGTCATGCCAGCAACATACATAACTGGTCGGAATCTGACCCTGAGCATCAACTCGGTGTCTTACGCTGACCAAGCATCAACAGTAACTCTGGAACGTGAAAACAACCAGCAGGTACTTGAAGTCTTATCGGGTCGCGCTTACAAGACCGTTGATAAGACCGCCACACTTAACGTAGAACTATACCTAGATGACACATCATCCGCTGGTATCATTTCTGCACTTTGGGATGCAGCAAATACTGCGCCAGATACATCACTAGCATTTTCATTTGATGTAAACGGTGACACTTTTACTGGCAATGTATTCCCAGTATTTCCAACCGTTGGTGGCGCGGCCACTGACGTACTAACCACCAGCCTCAGCTTTGTCGTTGAGGATGGAACAGTCGCACGAGCGTAACGAATAGAACAGGGCAACCATTATGCAATACGAAATTAAAACAAAACAGGGCAATAAATACATAGTGAGCGATGACTCGGCTTGGCTTTGGATCGAAATCGAAAGAGAACTCGGTTACACAGTAAGTCAAGCAGCTGAAAAGATGAGCCAAGGTTCATTAGATGTAATAACTTGTATGTTTTTTAAAGCTGCTAAACAGGCAGGGCATACAAAATTACCAACCCAGCAAGCATGGGTGACTAATGAGTTTGACTCATTCGAGGTGGTTGAGGAAAACCCAAAAGAGAGTTAAGGGATGTGTTGGTGAAGATAGCAGTATCAACCGGCATTCCAGTTTCAGATCTTATCGAGTGGTCGCTCGCAGACGTAAACACAGCACTAACGCTGTTAAGAGAAAGGAATGGTCATGGCTGACAAAGTAACAATCAAAATGCAGCCTGACATTTCTCAATTGCGTGGTTTGCTCAAAGCATTAAATCAAATGGATGAAGATAGCAAAAAGGGATTAAAAGAAGAAGTTACTTCTATCTCAATGTGGTCTGCTAATGCAATCCGATCTAGTGGTTATACAGGCGCTCGCTACCCTGCACAAGCTGCAATTGTTGTAAATACTGTACGAGGCAACAAAGACCGCATTCCAAATGTTACTATTGGTGGATCGCGTGGTCGCGTTTCAGGTGGCGCAAATGCTGGCCAGTTGCTTATGGGTAATGAGTTTGGCAGCGACAGAAACATCAGAGGGTCGAAAGGTTTGTTTCCTAATGGTGGCTATAAGTTCCCGGAACGTTCGGCAGGTTACGGCAGAGGCAACAGAGGTTATTGGATTTTTCCTACTCTTACTGCAATACAGCCAGAAATTACTCGCCGTTGGAAATACGCGGTAGAAAAAGTTTTAGACAATTGGAACAAGGGAAGCGGTGGCGGCCTTGGCTGATGTAAGAACACTCAAACTTAATTTACTTGCAGACGTTGACAAGTTTGGTCAAGGAATGAAAGATGCTGATAAGTATGCATCTGGCCTAGATGACAACATTGGTCGCTACTCAAAGAACATGGCAAAAGCCTTTGGCGCGGTTGTTGTTGCGGCTGGCGTTATGGCAATACAAATTGGTGTTAAAGCCATTGATGCCGCTAGTGATCTTGAAGAAAGCCTAAGTAAAGTTGGGCAAATCTTTGGCGGCTCAGGTAAAGAAGTTGTTAAGTTTTCTAAGACAACTGCTAAAAACCTTGGTATCTCGCAAAAAGATGCCTTGGACGCAGCTTCCACATTTGCAACTTTTGGAAAAAGCGCAGGGCTTGCCGGACAAGACCTTGTTGATTTCTCGTCAGAATTTACAACTCTTGCAGCTGATTTTGCGTCGTTCTACAACACCAGTCCAGAAGATGCCATTACCGCAATTGGCGCAGCTCTTAGAGGCGAATCAGAGCCAATCCGTAAATACGGCGTTTTGCTTGATGACAATACTCTGAAACAGCAAGCATTAAAAGATGGAATCTATGATGGTAATGGCGCACTAACCGCACAAGAAAAGGTGCTGGCATCATCCCGAGTAATCATGGATCAATCCAAAGATGCAACTGGCGATTTTGCCAGAACTTCTGATGGTCTTGCTAATCAAAGTAGAATTACAAAGGCAAGAATTGAAGATTTAAAGGGTGAAATTGGCGAGGGATTACTACCCATTGCATTAAATCTAGTCACGTTTTTTCAAGATAAAGTGCTTCCAATTGTGCAAGATGTCGCAGATGGTTTTGGCGGAAAAGATCCTAATGGATTAAGCGCAAGAGCCATAGAACTTGGGGCAAGCCTTGGAGATACTGGCGCTTATAGTTTAGGTGCATCACTTAAAACTTTGTCTGATTCATTTGGTGCATTGTTCAAAGCATTATCGGGTGGAGATGCAAGTACTGCAAACAGCACTTTGCAAACTTTTGCGGATGTCTTAAATGCAGTCGCTGGCGGTATTGAAAATGTCGCTTCTGTTTACAAAGGCGGCAAAAGCATTGGCGGCAAATTACTCGACACAATCATTATTGGTGAGGGTAAAGGTGGTTATTTAAGTGGACTGCCGGGACTTTCATTTGGGAATCAAGGGCCAGCTGGTCAGCGTGCAGCTGGTGGATCAGTCATGGGTGGCGGTGCTTATCGTGTAGGTGAGTTTGGCCCTGAAATGTTTGTCCCAAGTGGCTCGGGTTCAATTCGCCCGGACAATAGTGGCCAAGGCGTAACGATCATTATGAATGGTGTTATTGATGGTGAGTCTGCTAGACGTAGTATTGAACGTTTACTCCAAGACTCCTCACGCCGTACAGGCGCGATCAACCTAGTCGGGGCAACACTGTGACGGTTGCATACGATCCGTATCCGACAGTCACTTTTGCTGGCGGTACGACTTACGCGGATAACACGATTTCATCTATCTCGATCCGCATGGGTCGCAATGACGTAACCACACAGCCTCAGCCGGGCTATGCATCAATTAGCCTTTGGACAGATGCCAGCCAGCCTTTAGCAGTGTCATTAAGTCAGGCTGTATCAATCTCAATAAACAAGGGAACATCAGGCACACAAGAAATCTTTGCTGGCATTATTTCTGACATTGATATAAGCCTGCAGGCCTATGGATCAGATGGCTCAATCGCCGTTTATTCAATTACAGCCGTTGGGCCATTATCGCAGCTGAACCGTCACCTAGTAGGCGGTGCCAACTATGCAAAAGAGTTTGATGGCACACGAATCCTTAACATTCTAACTGAGGCTTTTTTGCAGTCATGGTCAGATGTTGGCCCACTTATCACTTGGAATGATCTGCCAACCGAAACAACTTGGGCTAGTTATGATGCAACCAATGTGGCTTTGGTTGATAACTTAACTGCCAATGTTGATGTGCCCGGTATTTATGAACTAATGGCTTACTCGGGTGGCGAGGATGATGCCTACACACTGGCAATACAAGCTGCTAACTCTGGTCGCGGTTTACTTTGGGAGGGTGGCGATGGGGATTTGCATTATGACGATTATGCAAGCCGAGCCAGCGCAATTCCTTTAACTCTTACATCTAATGACATTCTTGCTAAAGGTTTACGCACCAATGCACAATGGGGCGAAATTGTTAATGACGTAAACGTGACATACCGGGCAGGTACAGAAAATGCACGTGATGAAAACTCGATCATCCAATATGGCCAGTTATCTGGATCTCGCACAACTCAATTACACAACGCAGCTGATGCTTTGGCGCAAGCCAACGACTTCTTAGAGTCACGTGCATACCCAAGAATGTACCCAGAAACAATCACAATTCCTTTACATTCACCTACCGTTACAGATGCCACTAGGGATGCCCTAGCAGCCGTTTACACCGGGCTACGGGTAAACACAACGGCACTACCAAAAGTCTTTGGAACTACCTTTGACGGCTTTGTAGAGGGCTACACATGGAACTTGACCAGATACACCGCCGAACTTGCCCTGACCTGCTCGGCATACTCTGAAACTTATTTGAGTATTATCTGGGATCAAATACCACCAACCACAACTTGGGCAGGGTATACTCCAAGTACACAAGAATGGGATGATTTATAATGGCAACAACCACTAACTACTCGTGGACAACACCTGACAACACCGCGTATGTCAAGGACGGTGCGAGCGCAATCCGCACACTTGGCAGCTCTGTTGACACTACTTTGTTTACAGCATTGGGTGGCACATACCCCGGACTACGTTTAGTTAAGAAACAAACTATTGGATCTGGCGTTTCAAGTGTGGCTGTAACTAGTGCATTTAGTGCAACTTATGAAAATTATTTAATCGTGGTATCAGGTGGAGCAAGTTCATCAAATGGCACAATTAACTTTCAATTGACAGGCGCAACAACTTCCTACTACTGGGGTATGAATTACGTTTCTTATGGTACGACAAGTCCTCTTGCTCTTACGGGTAACAACGTATCTAATTGGAGTTACATTGGATTTGCAAACGTCAATGGCTTAACGGCTAGCATAAATGTAAATAGTCCGTTTTTGACTAAATACACGACAATAACCGCAGGTGTACCGTCGGAAACTTATTCGGGGTCTACAAATGGTGTACACCGAGCAAATACTAGTTACACAGGATTTAGTCTTATTCATGATGTTGGCGGCGGTACATTTACTGGCGGAACAATTTACGTTTACGGATACGGAGCAAGTTAAATGGCAACCGCAAAAACAACAGCAATAGAAAAGCCGTTAATACAAATTGACGACGAAATACGGAAAATGACGGACGAAGAATATGCGGAGTATTTAGAAATTATTAAAACTACTCCAGTAATTCCAACGGCGGAGTAATGACCGTTTTAATTTGGCTAGCTCATAGCCCCATAGCCTCATTTGTAAAGGTATTTGGCGCTGGTGTGCTGGGTTGGTTGCTTGTAAATGCAGACACTTTAGGCATTCACCCGGCACTGACTATTGGCCTTGTATCAGCATTACCAATTATCATTAACTGGCTCAATCCAGAGTATGACAACTATGGCAGGGCCAACCTAGATGAAGCCGATTAGATTAGGCATTGTCACATTTCCTTACGGGGCTAAATACCGTAATGGCACACTTCACAAGGGCATTGATTACCGCGCTGACGTAGGCACATCTGTCTATGCAGCTGTAGGTGGCACAGTTGTACACGCTGGCAAACACATCTACAAGAAAGGCTGGGGCTTTGCCTTTGGCCTGCATGTCATAGTTGATAACAACCGCTTTCCAGATAACACAGCAGGCCTGTGGGCTGGCTATTGCCACCTATCAAAAGTCGGCGTACAAGTCGGACAGCGCATTGCCAAGGGCGATTACATTGGGCTTAGTGGAAATACAGGTCGAAGCACTGGCCCACACTTACACTTTCAAATTCTTGCCAGCCGTACTTGGAATCCAACTAAGCACAGAAACCCACAGAAATGGATTGACGCATGAGCCAATACATTAGCCGCAAATCTGATGCCTCATCAAAGATACCTACACAGACACTTAAAGCTGACGTGTGGACTGCCTTAGAGGTAGACGGCCTATTAACCGTCATACCTAACGCCGACTCTGTTGCCGGGGCATTATTCGCCGCTTACCTAAACATCAAGACACCTAAAATCGGTGGGGCTACTGAACTGACAATCCGTTGGACACGGGATCCACAAGGTATTAGAGACTCAACTGGATACCAGACTGTAAGCCTTAAAAAAGGCGCAACTACCTTTGTAAAGGATGTTTGGCTATTTCAATCAACTAAAGGCCAGCCAGTTTCATTCATGGTTAAAGTCAATGGCAAGGCCGTGATTACTACACGCGAAATTAAGTTGGCCATCTCATGAACCAGTTAATCAATGCCGGACAATTGGCAGCAGCTCTTATTGCGATCCTGACCCTTGTAGGAATGCTGGTCAAATGGGGCATAGTTAAACCCATAAAGGCCTACATAGACACCATGACCTATCAAACTTTGGATCACATTGTGGCTCATCCTGACAGAAATAGCCAGCGTATGGCTTGCCTGTCTTTTTACTGATGCCACTCTTTCTAATCATTGCGCCATGGAGGCACATAGGCACTAATGTCTCATCCTCATCAGTGCCTATGCCCTCATCCATGGCTGGTATAGATAACCATGGGTCGGCTTCCATGGTGTCGCTGGGTGGCTGTTGCACCACCTCTCTTGGCTTGGCTGGCCCGGGCGCTTGGCGCTCTCGGCTACCCATAATCTCCTCTTTCGAGCTAAGGCCCTTAGATGTTCCAATGTTCAGGCTGGCACATGCGCGACCCCAGCAGGCTGTTTCAAGGTTTTGCAGCTCTGATCCATTGGTGTAGGGACTCTTGCCAACAATGAGTTCTGATGCAGTGCCAATGCCCGGTAACGGATCCTCGGGTGTTCTGTAGGCTCTGGCAACTCCCCACATCTTTAGTGGATCGCCATCCATGACACCAATGAAATCAAACTGTATTGATCCCTCTGGGTCCTTCTCGTAAAACATGGCAACGCGCTCTGCCACTGTGACGTAATGGCTGATATCAAAAGCCATTAGAGTCTCCAACCGTCTTTCCCCATTTGTTCCTTAATGGTTGGGC